CAGATCTCAAATCTAGAACACCGGAAACGACAAATTTATTATAAATTGATCACAGCGATCTACCCAGAAGCATCAACAACAATACCAGAAACAAGCGAATTAGCGCAGTTGATGACTGAGGATCTGATCTGTGAACAGGTGTTCAATCCATACACGACTCCACTACCAGCATTGGCTGGTTCTAACGATCTACTTGAAGAAACTAAAAAGTCTCGTGAAAAAGATTATAAGTGGAAAGCGAAGAAGATGCTATCATCATCGTTCTACACGAACGCATTGCTTTATAAATATGCAATGATGGTAGCATTACCCATAGCGGATCTAAGAGCATATCTTGTGTTGCGGCCGAACCTTATCGTTAACGTAAAACGACCATATAAAGAGGCCTTGTATTACCATTTGAAGGAAATACTAACACAACACAGGAGGCTATACTCAAAGACAAAGCTTGTTACATTACCGTCGAGTAAGGTAGATAACTTACTATCGTTAGTAATTGATCAACACAAGGCCGAAGTTGCTTTAAAAACAAAGCACCCTAAATTGAATGTGCCGCCAGCCATGAGATACTTCAAACGAAGAGAAAACCGAAATCGTCTGAGACTAATAATGAAAAGATTAGCCCGAGATATCGGTTTAGTGGCATCACATAACAATAGAGTCCAAGAAGAACAACGGCTGAACCTCTATAGAGCAACCAACTCAAAACGGTCCTCTAAGAGAAGTTGTATCGATCCAAAAGAACAAGCATCGTTTATACCGCTATGGAAGGATAAATTGAATGCCTACATAGAAAGCAAAAAAAGGAAGTTTCTACGTAGTAAGAATTGCCAAAAGAAGTTAAAACAGCTTCAGAATTATCTCGTTAATGACAACACAAATGATATTTTAAAATACATTCCCTTAACAGAAAAGGCCTCTACTATGGATATTGCACCAATTGGTGGTAACAGAAGATCTTTCGATACTCTGTATGAATACATAGTAACAGGCGACGCCTATATAATAGAACGTCCATCATTTGAAATGGCCCGAAAGATCAACTTTCAGGCAATCAGGGAACAGTATAATATCATTTTGTCAAAAGATGTTGAGCGAACACGTAAGAAAATTAATTCTCTTAAACGTCTTATGTCGAAGTTTGTAACGCAACCAAAGAAGGTTGAAGCAAAAATCATGACAGAAGAAGCATTTAAGATACTCAACGAACGAGAAGAGTTAATGAAAAGAACAATGGCAACTCTACAGAATGCACAAGCAATCTCGAATGAAATTCACCGATTGCAGTGCATGTTGACGGAAGAGAAGAAAGAAAAGAAAGAAGAAAACAAAGACGGCTACATAGGGGAGAGAATAGCACGTCTAGCTGAACAATTGAAAGTGTTAGAACAAGAGAAACAAGATAAACATAATGATGAGCAAATTAAAAAAGAAATTGCTATCAAGTTCAGGTTAAAAACTCTGCAAGAAGCTTTACATTTACAAATCAAGCTTATGCGAAATGAGTTTGACCTGCATGATGCTCCACTTATGTTTAAACATCTTGTTCTGAAGACCTTTTGTGAAAACGTTGTACATCAAGAAAATTCTTTAGAAGTTGTACTCAACGTTGTTGAAACAAAAGCAAGAAAAGCGAGAGTTGTGACTGTTTTAGATTTTATTCACTTTTATATTCAATACCCAATCAATAAATTTACAATAGAATACCTAAGAGAAGTATCTCTTAGTAGGTTCAAATTGAATGACAATGGGTCGAATAACTCAGTCAAGAACAGATTAAAAGAAATTATTGTTCAAAGACAAAACGAATCTGTTTTCTTACACTCGCTAGACCTTGAAAAAGCTTCAGATAACCCCAACCATGCTTATGTGCGCACAGTTTTAGAAGGATTGCGGGGTCTTGTTCTAACAAAGATTAATAGTGTTAATAGATGTATAGGAAAGAATACATTTTATGATGACGCATTTAAAGCTCAGACTGTTCTCTTTGATTCTTACTTCCCAAAATTACTAAATATAATAACAAAAACGATAAACCCAGATCTACCATCAGAACGATGGATGTTAAAGAAAGGTTATCCAATGGGTATACCGTTTACTGTATTCATACTGTCAACTCTTAATGAATTTGCTCTATTAGAAGCTACAAAAGGAAAAGAGTTCGCAGTACAGATGGGAGATGATTGTCTTGGGATACTCACGAAGAATGAGATAAACAATTTTGAAATGAATCTGATGTTGCTTGGATTCAAAATCAATCGTGAGAAGACAATCGAAAGTAAGAATATTGGAGTATTCTGCGAGCAATATCTACATGCAACTCGTTCACAGAGTGAACCTTGGAGATCAATGCCTATGACTATGCATATGAACGAGTCATGCAAGATACCTTTAAATCCTGATTTTGCTTGGTATGATGCTACAGAAATGTCAGAAGTTCTACGCAACAAAGAACTTGATAAAGTTTATACAATGTTTGACATTTGTAGCACATTAAGAAGAAAGAACTATACCGAGCATCAGATAAACATTGCTCATCAGTACTTGTCACGATCTGACCTTGCCAAAAACTGCAAACGCGCAGCGTTCCCTTTAAAAGCCTACATAGGCTACAGGAATCACTTTGAAAGCTTTATCAAAAAAGATGCAGCTAAGGTCTTATCAGAAATTCAAGATGATAAATTGACAAGAGTACTGGCACACTCCAACGACATGTATTCTCGATACTTTGCACTAGATTCGAAAGATATTGAATATGCGAAACAACTGGTTAAACAAAATATAACTCGAATGATCAAGATCAATAAACAATTCTCAGGGAAGTCCATTGATACATTCGTCGATCAGTTGACCGCAGACAAACTGTGCAGATTTGAGAATAAGGAGAAAGCAAAAATGACTCTAGTATCACTAAATGATCAGGAGTCAGAAATGAACTTATTCTCAAGAATAAACATGTCTATGATGTCTGAGAGGGCCGAATTGCTATATCAAGCTAGAATAATTGAGAAAACCCCTTTACACGATACACCGATCACAAGAAAAGCTGAACAATATTATGTCGATCAGTGCATGAAAAGAGGCTTACCATTATATCAGCGCCCTTACACGTCATTAAAAAAATGGTATTCTTTTAATAATATTAATGATAGTATAAAGGAATTACGAGACACACTATTTACTACATTAATAAATACACTAACTTATTCGGTTCCTGGATCTATAAAAGACCCTGAAATCTATGCATTGAACATAGTCAGGGTTGAGGCCTTTGTCAGGCAGTTTAGATCCACGGAATGCAACGAACAGGTAATTGACG